TACCTTCAATTCCTCTATTGAAACTACCTTTCCATACTTACCTTTATATTTCTCAATTCCACGGTGGCTCCATGAAATATGCTTGCAATCACTTGGAAGAAATAACACCTTCACATTCGGGATGTACTTAAACTCAAGTCCGTTGTAGTAGCCCATTGATTCAGCTAAGGCCATTACGCTGTTGAAGTCTGATTCGTTGTTAACAGCGACTTTAAACTCACTCATGGCTAGCTCCTTTTTCCACAACATCTAATTCAATGATTTTGTATGGAGTTCCACTTATCGTGAATGTCTCACCCTTCTTTGATAAATCGACAACTTCATTCCAGCAGAAGGCAAATCCAGCAATAAAACTTATCAGTCCGATCAAAAGATTTTTACTCATCCCCGCCTCCGTATATTGATTCGTGGTCTTTGATCAAAGCTTTCATTCGTTCGCCATGACATGAACCGTTATCTCTAAATTTGCGTTTAACTTCGGATAGGCCACCCATATGGGTAATAAGATCAAGTGACGCAATCAACTGCTTAAGCTGGTTCTCCCAAGGCAATATGTCACCTTCACTTTCAGCAAGTGCTACATACTTTCTGGAATACTCAATACCCCACTCACGAATAAACTGTTCTGGTTTCATACCGCCTCCTTGTCATGTCCTGTCATGATCTCTTCGCGCAGGCCATAAAGCTCAATCCCTTTGTCATCGCCTAGTGGCATAAGACACTCCCGAGCTGTTAGATTAACTTCTGATCGGCAAACTACTCCAAACATGTTTTTACCTAGCGCAGTCGGATCACTGTGTTTAACTCGCCAAAAGTCATAAACTTTTCCATCATGCGGTGAAGTTCTTGGGCCAACATGTTCAAGTAGAGTCACCACTCTTCCTATGTTCTCTTCATATTTAGACTTAACTACAAAAGCCAAACCGCCTACCTGTAATCTGCTCATGCCGCTTTCCCCTTATACAAACAATTAGCCACTGCCCAAGCATCAAGACAGGTATCGCCTTTGAACTCTTCATCCATCATTGACAGCCACTCTTCCTTGGCGCCTTTCCAACCTTTGGTTTTGAGTCCTTGCCCTTTGTTCACATAGCAATCTGAATAACCATTAATGAACTCTGATAGCTTCATAGGTGTATCGATACGGAAGCCACGCTCTACAATTCCTTCCTCGCCTGAATCCTTCTTGATCTTTGCGAAGAAAGTCACACCATAAGTCTGGTGGTTCGGAATAGTTCCAAACTGCAAAGCTGTAAGTAACGAACCTTGGTAAATCTTCATAAGAACTGGTAAAGGCAACTGCCCGCTTGTATCACCTGATTGCTTTTCGTATTGCTCTACGATTTCAACTGCATTGAATACATTCCAAGAGAGTTGATAGTGCTGAGCTTTATTATGTTTACGCTTGCGCATGCATACGCTCCTTGTAACGACGGTTGCACTCATTCACGCAGTGAAGGCATTTATTTGAAGAGACATAACGCTTAGTAGATTTACATCTAGTGCAAGCCATCCCGTCATAGTGAAGAAGTCCAGCCTGCTTAGCCTCAAAACGAGCTTTAAGGTGTGGGTTAGCTTTCTGAGCCTTAGCCTGTGCCACTGAGTTAGACATCATGCGTCTCATGACATCCTGTGCAGTCTTCTTAGTCGCATTGTTGAATGCTTTGTTATGCGTACTCTCACCACGACCTAGAACAGTAATTTGATTGCCCTGCTCAACCCATGCAGCAATCTCTGCGCTAAAGTCTTGCTTGATGTACATATTTGGAGTCATTGATTCGATCATGCTACTAGCTCCCCTTTTACATTTAGGATGTCTTTTGCGTATTGAGTTGCCTTGTAATGATTTTTCCCAACACGTTCGAAATATTTCCATTCAATAAATTTTTGAAGATTGCTGTAGATGGTCCCTCTATTGAAATCAAACACTGATTCCTTCACGTCTTTGACACTGAAAGGCGCAGTCGCATGACAACCGAACATGAGCAAGCTAAGCTGGTCATCAAAGTTCAATTTCTTAGTTCTATTTAATGTTTTCATGCAGCCATTCCTTCTTCTCGGATAGTCACAAAACGGCAGATATCTAAGCGGTCCATAACTCGAACTACGCCTTTCTTGCCATGACGATTTTTAGCAACGATTAATTCAGTGACACCTGATGGCAGGTCGTCTTCACCTATGATTGGATTCGCTAGGATGATTTGATCTGCATCTTGTTCGATCTGACCTGATTCTTTTAGATATGATGCTTTAGGGCGCTTGCCTTTCTCAGACTCACGGTTAAGCTGTGCTAATGCGATAACTGGGCAATCAAACTCTTTAGCAAGTGCTTTTAAATCACGGCTAATTGAACTTACTTCCTGGTAACGGTCTTTCTTACTTGGATCACGAACCAACTGAAGGTAATCAATTACGATACAGCCAAGTTTCTTGTACTTACGTTTCGCTTTACGAGCCCAAGAATGTATTTCTGCAATTGTCGGCTTTTGCTTGTCTTCGATATGGATTGGCAAAGAACTGAATCGTCTTTGAGCATCTGCAAATTGAGCCAACATCCCATCAAATAATTCAGCGTTATGAATGTTGTCATAAGGAATTTTGGTTAATGCTGAGATGCAGCGGTTTGTGAATGTCTCTACATCCATTTCGGCAGATACAACCAGGACAGGCTCGTTGTATTGCACAGCTGTTTGAATTACCAACATTTGAGCAAGAGTTGATTTACCTGAACCGGGACGACCACCAACGATGCAGAAGTGTCCTTTTTGAATTAATCCAACCAGGTTATCGAGGTGAGTTAGGTTGAACTTTACGCCTGTGTATTGCTTGTTAGCTTTAGCCTCAGCCTTTTGGATTAAACGATCTGTAGCACGGTTCATAGCCTCTTCAAAAGTGAAGCTAGTTTTCTCAACATCGTTTGAGGTTTTCTTACCATCCAGAATGCTTTCTGCCGCAATGTGAACGTCCGGAATTGTTAAGTCTTTAGCAATCTCAGCAATGCTTTGCCCGATATGCTCAACTTCACGGTGTGCCTTGAATTTGTTTAGCTCAGCAACATAAGACTCCAGATTATAAAAACTTGAAGGTGCATCACTGCACATTTGAAGTAAGTATTCAGAGCCGCCCATCAAATGAATTACGTTGTTTTGTTTAAGCTGCTGCTCAACCATAACGAAATCATATGGCTTGTTTTCATTCGCAAGGTCGGCAATTGCCTGGAAGATTTGCTTGTGGCGCTCCGGAAAGAAACACTCAACATCAAGATCGTTACTTACAACGTCAAATGATTTGTCTACTGTCATCAATGCTGTAAGAACTGCTTGTTCCATAGGGATGTTATGAATATTCGACATTACCAATCCCCCATTTCTGTTTCGAGATTTTCAGGATTGATTGCTTGAGTGTTGTTTTGTTCTGCTTGTTTGAAAAGTTTTTCAACAAGTTTGAAATCACGTTTTACCCACTTCACAAAGTTTGAATACATCTGTGTGCTTGTTACTGCGCCAGTGTGAATTTTGCTTTCGTAGTGAGGATTGATTTCAAGTAGTAATTCTTCAACTTGAGCTTGATTGATTTTTGGTAAACCTGATCTTTGCATCCAAGAATTCAATTGTTGTAAATCTGGTTTCCAGATATTCAGAACTTCATCAACTGGATTTTCTTGTGTGCTCTCCTCTCTATAAATATTTTTATATAATTCTATTGTGTCTTTAGTTTCTAAAGTGCTGGCGCTTTCGTTAGTAAAGTGCTCGCGCTTTACTTTCTGTAGTGCTTTACTTTCTAAAGTGGTATTGCAGTTTTTAAAGTGCTCGACTAATGACACCTCATTAATTCTGTATTCATTACCCTTTCTTGAATCAGAACTAACAACAGTTACAACGCCTAAATCGGTTAATTCTTTTAGGCCTTTACGAACTGTAGTGGTGCTTAGTTTTTTAGAACCTTCAAGCTTGCCGCCCTGCAATTGAGAGTAACTTACAAAATCAGTAGTTTTGTCTTTAAAACCATTGATGCGGTCTTCCAGTTCAGCATACACATTACGTGCTGCATCACTAAGAAATGGACGCACATCACTACGATAAAGACGACTAGACATCACATAGCCCTTTTCGAACTTGTCTGTCATCTTGTCCCTACCTTTTGAAATTGGAATAATTTCAGCCTGCTTCAATGCACCCATCAAACACCTCTCAATACAAATGCAGCTAATTCAGCTTTCGCTTTAGCCAATGCCATAGAGTTTTCGAGAGTTCGATTAAGCACATAAGCCTCAACCGCTTTTTGAAACAAACTAATCTTCCGATTTAGTTCAATGTCTGCTAATATTGAATAGTTCATATGGTTTGCTCCGATTGAACATTGAGCCTGATCCACGAAATCAGGCTTTTTTAATGTCTGCTGTTTCTGAGCGCACTGATAAATCTGAATGCAGCTCATGGTTTTTATCGCTCTCTGTTAAGCCGAAAATCTTTTGTTTAATCTTCGTCTCAGCTTTCAATTTTTGGAGATGAGGCTTGATTAACGTTTCGTACACATACTCACTTGCACCCTGTCCTGCTCGTAGCATTTCAGCCAATGAGGACAACTGTTCTTTGTGGTCTGTTGGCATATGGATGGTGATAGACGCATCCTTCTTTGGTTTACGTTTAGTCATGGTTTTTCCTAGGCAGTTAATGCTTGACGGTCAGCCTTTAGCTTTCCATTTGTTAATACTTCAAAGGCAGCTTGCGTTCTTGGTGGTATGCCTTCTTGCTCCCATTTGGTAATACCTGAGCGTGCTTTTTTGATTTTCTTGGCTAGTTGAGAGTTATTTTCTACACCGTAGAACTCCCTCAAATGCTCTACATTCATATTCAAATTCCTGAACATATTAATTCAACTTATTGAACAACATGTTCAAGCATTTGTCAAACTTCTTGTTCATAATTTTGAACATCTGATATAAGGTTTTGAACGATGGATAATTCTGTTTCTGATCGCATTCAATCTCGAATGGCTGAATTAAAGTTATCTCAAGCGGATTTAATGAGGCTCACTGGCGCTGCTAGAGGAACTGTTTCTGGTTGGGTAAATGGAAGTAATAATCCGAGCGCAAAGCACATTGAGGCGCTAGCAACCGCATTAAAAACACATCCAGATGGATTCTTACTGGAAAAGAAAACAAATTTAACCA